GTGTGTATGTAAGTGTATGTAAAATCGTTGAAAAAATGTATGTATGTGTATGTATATCCTAAAGGATACATACACGTACATTCAAACGTACAGACAAAATTTACATACAAATTAAATTATGAAAACCAAAGAAAAAAAACAATATTCTGCTGAAACTATTAAAATGTTAGAAGCTTATCAAGATTACAAAAAAGAGTTCCATACCAAGTGGGGTGATCAACATAGATTGGATAGATTGGTTGGTGTGGACTTTAGGGTTAAGTTTATGAAAGCAGAGCAAATGTTTAAAGCATCAGCACTTGAGAGGAATGATGTAAAAACAGCCAAAATGATTGATATGATGTATCGAGCATATTCAGCTTTAGAAGAAGAAATGCAAACTCTGGGCTACAAACCTCTTGAACCTCACATACGGTGTTTTGATTGGGATGGGCAAATTTGGTATGTTACTGATTTAGATTATGAAGTGCCAAGAGCAATGCAAATGTACAAAAGCGAAGGAAGGGCAAATTTCATTTCTATACAAGAATTGCTTAGATGCATTCCTAAAGAGCTAATGGATATGCGACTTGAATTAGCAGTAATGTTTGAGGGCAGCAAATTTGTGAGGATAGAAAAGAAATGAACCCAATATGGCTAATACCAGTCTTTATTATTCTCTGGGCATTAGCATTTTATTACATGACGGAGGATGACGATGAGCAAAGGTAGCAAACGCAGACCAGAGAAGGGAACACAATACCAAGACAACTGGGAAAAGATATTTAACAAAAAGAAAAGGAAAAAAGATGCCAATAAAGATAAGCAAATCACAAAAGGTTAGAGATAGACAAACAGGCAGAGTGAGCACCACTCACTATTATGCTAAGTGCATCAGCACTAAAGAACTGAAGGACATGATTGATAATCCATCAACTAAACCTAAGATTAAACAGAAATGTAGAAATGAATTAACAAGGAGAATGAAATGAGCAAAGATATGGTGAACCATCCACCGCATTACAACAATAATGGCGTGGAATGTATTGATTATATAAAACAACAACTTGGAGCTAATTACCCTTCCTATCTGGAAGGCAGCATCATAAAATATGTACATAGGCACAAATATAAAGATGCCAACATACAGGACTTACAGAAGGCTTCGTGGTATCTTAATAGACTTATAGAGCATTATGAGAATCTATGACAAGACAAAAAAAGCAAATCAGTATTGAAACTCTTAAAAGGCAAATCGACAAAGGCAAATCGCTAAACGAGGTATCTGTATCTATGGGTAAAAGCAAATCGACTATCTTGAAAGTTGCTGAAGAGAATGGTTTAAAATTTGACAATAAAAGCCACTGGGCAAATTTATAATTAAGGCAAATTTAGTTTTAGTTAAGGCAAATTTACTTTTAAGGCAAATTTAGTTTTAGTTAAGGCAAATTTATAATTAAGGCAAATTTAGTTTTAGTTAAGGCAAATTTACTTTTAAGGCAAATTTAGTTTTAGTTAAGGCAAATTTACTTTTAAGGCAAATTTAGTTTTAGTTAAGGCAAATTTACTTTTATAATAAAAATATGCGAGTTACATTAAAATCAAACCTCAAACAAGTTAGAAAAGACCTAAACAAAAAATTAAACAAAAATGATTTTAACAAGATGATGGCTAAGGCTATGAACTATACAGGGGAAAAAATAGTAAATGCTGAAAGAGCCCAATTATACAAAAAACTGGATAGACCAAGACCCCAAACAATTAAAAGCGTTGTCATATCTCAATTTGCCAAAGGTAAAAGCAATAAACTAGCTATGACGGTTAGAGTTAAAGATTATGCGTCTAAATTTTTACATTATATTTATAGTGGAGATGATGAACCAGCCAGAAGAAGTTCTTACCCATCACCCACCAGAGACGCAAAAAGTAAGCAGGGGAAATATGGTAATATATTGCAACTCAATACAAAGGGCGGATTATTAAAAAGAATTGATAAGACCGCAAAAGCAAGCAGGAAAGGCTCAAGGTTTCAAGGCGTACCAAAGGGCGAGGGCTCGAAGAGATACGGAATTTGGGAAAGGCAAGGAACAAAAGGAAAAGAGGGGCTTAATTTATTAGTTGCTTTTACGCCATTCATTAAACATAAAAAATTTATTGATTTCTTTAGAGTTGGGGAAATGGTTATAAAAAACAACCTACACAAAGAACTACATAAACAATTTTTGAGACATCAAAAGAAAAGTTAAAGGCAAATTTACCATAGAGGCAAATTTACCTTTAATTAAAAATTACTTATAGAATACTTTTTCCATCCATTCGCAAGCCTTTAGATAATCTTTAGGGACTTTGTTATTTTTTAATGCTTGATAATATTTTTTACCAATCAATGTTTCGGTTTTTACTTTTAATATTTCACTCAAAAGCTCCCATTGCTTAGCACCAACTTCAGTAAAGTCTATACCAAGCTTTAAAGCTTTTTTGTGAACCCTTCTTCTTTGTGTAATACTCATATCTCTTAAAATGTGCTTATATTCATGACTCCAGAAATAAGCAACACCCATATAATCTTGTGTCCCTATAAACTTCTTATCTAGTTTATATATTTCACCAGAAGCACCCCAAGAGATAGCATTAAGATTTATTGAATAATTACCCATCATCTTCCCCTAATATTTCATTTATAGTTTTATGTATTTGTTGTGCCATATAAACTTCATTTCCTAAATGTCCTATATAGCCATAGTCAAAGTTTTCTTTTTGTCTTTCTTCATCTAAAGAAAAATCAAAAAAATCTTTTTTCTCATTAAAAATATGATCTGCTTCATACTGAATATTTTTTAATTTTTCTATTATTTCTTTTTTAGTTAAACTCATTTTTCCCCCTTTTTAATTGTTTAATTTCTTCTTTGTAATTTAAAGAATTCATTTCGCAAATTTCTTTAAATGTTTTCACTTTAGATAATATTTTCAAATCTTCCAAAAATTCATCTAATACATAACATTCACTATCAAGCATATTCATAATAATTATGTGCTTGTGCCTATCTTCTATAGCTTCTTTTAATTGTTCTTTATTCATCGCTCCATTCCTCATGCTGTAAATCATATTTAGCACAAAAGCCCTCAAAGGCTAAATAGTCTTTTTGGGTGTAACTATATTTATCCAAATCATCCCAACTTATAAAATTGATAAATTTATTTTTATTAGCATAAAAGCAAATTTTCTTTTTATAATCTTCCGTTGTGGCTTCTATATAATTTTTTGAAGTGCAACTAATACGCCCATCAATCAAGCATAAAAAATCAGATATAAACCATGCAGACCACTCACCAGAATGATCATCAGCAATTTTAGTTATCTTTTTAGTTTTCATATTCCCCCCTAGTTTGTAGCTTTCTAAGCTCTTCAGCTTTGTTATTGTCTTGACATTTGATAGCGTAAGCCATAAGAGTTTTAAGCTCTTCATGGCTTGATGCTTCTATTCTAACGCCCCCTATATTGGTTATAAGTTTCTTTTTATTTTGCATCATGCCCCCCTTTAATAATATTTTGCAAAAATAGCAACATTATAATTTTTTAAGTCTATGATATGAAAATCAAAAGACAGATCATCAGCAAAAGATTTATAATCAAAATATCTTTGCATGGTCTCATCAGAAAATGAAATAGTTTCATCAACATAGTTATCTGAAAATTCTTGAAAATTTTCCCATTCCCCATAAAAAGAATCTTCGGCAATTTCTATTTGATCAATACTGGTTTCATCATATGAATACTCATTTAAATAAGAAAGTAAAATATCGTTATCTAAACCGCTTTCATTGATGCGATGACATAAATTATAAAGGTCTTGATGGTTCGGATATTCTCCGCAATCAAGAAAATTATCGTAACTATGAACCGCCACTTCATCAGCGTTTCTAGTTACTCTTTTAATAGCTTCTGCAAACTCATCAAAAGAATTATAGTCTAACGGATAAAGCCAACCGCCAACCAGTGAGCCGCTTACATAGGCATCTAAGCTAGCGAACCACATACCCATTTTTGGGGCTTTCTCTTCTAGTTTAAGAGCTGTATTACTCATGATGCACCCCCAAGCATTACGATATGCAAGGCAAGCACTAGGGGGGCAATTAGCCCTGTAGTATAAAAGCAATATTTCAAAGCTCTAAGCCTTGCATTTCTAACGCGTCTAGGCGTTCTAGTAGTGATATTTAATTTATAGTTTTTCATATTTTCTATCTCCCTTATTAATAACCCTTCATTGAGTTATTTATATAATTATATATTAATATATTAATAATGCAATAGATTAAAACTAAAAAGATATATATTTTTTTTGATCTATAAATAGATAATAAAATAATAATATAAGCACCGCTTATAATACAAAATCCCACAAAATCCAGTCATTAAACCTTCTTTCTTTCTATTTTTTAGGGCTTGCTCTGAAATGCCCTATATATAGGCACTCCAGAGCTTAGGTTCTTTCAAGCTAAAAGCCAAGCAGGTTGCAGCAC